GAAAAAGCTAGTGGTGCTGTTTACGATTTAACAACATCATAATCTTAATTGTAATTGGGGGTGTAACCTTTAAAAACTACATCCCCATTACTTAACTAATGTTGAAGTCTTAGTAAGGTTATAGGCGGAACGACAAACGGAGAAAAAAAATGAGAACACTAAACGATTATTTTATATATGGAGTAATTGATGATGTATCTACTGCTTCTACAGTAAGAATACCTGTACCAGATGCTGGTAAAGTTATTAAAATAACTACTGTATTAGGCGGAACAATCGCAACTGCAAATGCTGCTGTGACTGCAAAAGTAAACACTACCAACATGACTGGTGGTGCTATAACTGTAGCTCACTCTGGGTCTGCTGCTGGTGATATAGATACAGCAGAACCAACGGCTGCAAACCATGTTGTTGAAGGCGATTATATTGCTTTAGCAACTGATGGTGCATCCTCAAATACACATTCTTTACACTTTACAATAGTAGTAAGAAGATAGTAATAATACTTGGGGGTTCAGCCTAGCGGAAGTTCCCCCATAACTAATAGGAGAAAAATATGAGTTTTAATTATGGATTAAGACCTACAGTAATAAACAACATAACTATGGCAGGTGGAGGAACAACTGCATCAGTACAATCTAGTGCTTTTGGTTCACAAACAGAATATGTAAGAGTAGTTTCGGCAGTAGATTTTTTTGTTGATTTTGGAGCAAGTCCAACTGCAACTGCAGCAAAAATTTTAATACCTGCTGACCAACCTGAAATATTTAAAGTTAGTCCAGGTGAAAAGATCGCTGGATTAAATGCAACAAATAGTGCAGTTCTTTATGTTACTGAAATGAGTGCTTAGTGGCTAAAAAAAGACCTCTTTTTGGTGTTTCAAATTATGTAAAACGCACCAGAAAAAAAAGACCTGGTAGGCATACAAAGAATATAAGTAAAAGAATACCAAGAAGAAAAAAATATAGAGGACAAGGCAGATGAAAGATATTGTTAAAAATGGTTTAGAACAAACTACCTATTCTAAAGATGACATGGAAAAAAAGATTGTCATTAAAGAACAAGTAAATATTGATCCACACCTTCAACATAATAAAGCTCTATACAATCATAATGATGGTTATTCAAAATCAAGAGACCTTAAAAGAGTAGCATCTATACCTACTATTGCATTATCTGTATGGGCAAATGAATACAATGGTGATAGTAATTGGTTTGGACTGCCAAAAGAAGTTCAAAAAAAAATATTAAAAAAAAAACTAAATAGTAGTGAATTTAGATATTTTAAAACAGCAGAAGGAAATTTATAATGGCATTAAGTAGTTATTCAACTTTAAAAACATCAATAGCAAATTGGTTAAATAGATCAGACCTTACTACAGAAATAGAAGATTTTATTGTTCTTGCAGAAAAAGATTTTAATTCTAAATTAAGAATTAGAAAAATGATTTCCGAATCATCTATTACAATAAATGCTGAAACAGTAGCTATACCTACAGGATTTTTACAAATAAGAGATTTTTTTATTACAGATGGCGGAACTAAACATTCTTTAACATTTATGACTCCATCACAAATGGATCAAATTAAAGGTTCATCAACAACTGGTATGCCTGAAGTTTATACTATACTTGGAGATAATTTTAGATTTGCACCTATCCCTTCTGGAAGTTATTCAGGTACATTAAATTTTTACAAAGAGTTTGATCCTTTATCAGATTCAAATACATCAAACTTTATTTTAACAAGCCACCCTGCAATTTATTTATATGGCTCATTATATCATGCTGCTAATTTTTTAGGCGGTGTAGAACCAAGACTTATTCAACAATGGCAACAAATGTATGCTACAGCTCTTGAGAGATTAGAAAGAAATGATAGAGAAGATCAATTTAGTGGTTCTCCATTACAAATCAGAACAGACGTAACAGTGGAAGCTCCTTTTTCAGATCATACAAAAGTAACAAATAATAATACTTAGGATTTTTAATGCAAATACCTTTTGGAGAATGGCTACCAGATCAACCTGAATATTTAAATCCTGGTGCTACTACAGCAAATAATGTTTATTATGCACAAAATTCTTACAAAAGATTTCCTTCATTAGTAAATTATTCTACAAATAATATTAGTGCAGACAGCAGAGGTGCTGGTTCATTTAGAAATAATGCTGGTGCTGTATTTAATTTTGTTGCAAAAAACACAGACATTTATCAATTAGATGGTGGAACATTTACTTCAAGAAAAGGATCGCTAACAGGTGGTAATACAGATTATTTTACATTTACTCAATTTGGTAATTACATCATAGTAAGTAATGGTGTTGATGCTCCTCAATATTTTTTAATGGGTACATCAACTAATTTTGCAAATCTTTCAGCAATAACAACATCAGGAAGTGTACCTACATTTAGAGTTTCAGGTGTCGTTAGAGATTTTTTAGTTACAGGTAATCAACCTACAAATCAAAATAGAATACAATGGTCAGGCATTAATGATATTACATCTTGGGCAGCAGGAACTAAACAAGCTGATCAACAAGACTTACCAGGTTCAGGTGGTGAAATCGTACATATAACTTCAGGTGAGATTGGTTATGTTTTTAGACAAAATCAAATTGTGCGTATGGACTATGTGGGTGGTGCAACAATATTTAGATTGTCAGTTATATCTCCAAACAGAGGTGCTGTTTATGGTAGAACAGTTTGCCAAGATAATAGAAGGGTATTTTTTTATGCTGATGATGGTTTCTTTGAAATTAATGGTGATAATGTTATTGCCATTGGTGCAGAAAAAGTAAATAGATTTTTTGATGTAGATTTAAACAAAGCATTTTCTGATAGAATATGTGCTGCTGTTGATCCATTTAATCAGTTAGCTATGTGGTTATATCCATCTGCATCAGACACAGCAAACACAACAGGTATTTGTGATAAAATATTAATCTATAATTATGCTACACAAAAATGGTCAACGGCTAATGCTAGTGCTAGTACAATATTCTCACAATTTGTAGGTGCTTATACAGTAGAGCTTATGGATATTATTTCAGAAAACTTAGACCAAATAAATATAGCTTTAGACACAGACTTTTGGTCTGGAGGTCAAAGATATTTAGGAGCAATAGATAACAATTATAAAGCAGCTATATTTTCAGGCACAGAAAATGAGGGTACTTTAGAAACTAGAGAATTAGAGTTGTTTCCAGGACATAGAAGTAGTATAACTAACGTAAGACCGATTGTTGATGCAACATCTACAGTTATTGTGAAAACCAGAGAGAGATTAGCTGATACACCTACGGAATCTTCGTCATCAAGTATGAATGATAGTGGGGATAATCCTGTTAGAGAATCAGGTCGTTATTTTAGACTTAAAGTTTCAACACCATCTGGGTCGGTTTGGACTCATGCTCAAGGAGTAGATGTGATAGCTACAAAAATTGGATTGAGATGACAGATAAAACTGATATAGATAATGTTAGATATAGTTTTGAAACTCAAGAGTTTTTTCAAAGACAAATTGAAGAAGCTATTAACACATTAATAAACGAAAAAAACAAAGAGAATAATAAAATCTTTGCATGGTTTATAGGAGATTAAATGCCAACTAATATTAAAGATTATTCAACAACCCAAGCTAGTAACACATCACTTAATAGTATTTCAGTAGCAGAAGGAATGTTACCTTCTAATCTTAATAATGCCATTAGAGCATTAATGAAGAATACAAGAGATTGGTTTAATGATGCACAATGGATTGAATATGGAGATGGTGATGCAAGTTATACGGCAGCTTATGCTTCAGCTACATCTTTTACAATTAATGGTGTAAATGTAACTTCTGTTTATCATGCTGGAAGAAGAATTAAATTAACTGCTTCAACACCAGGAACAATTTATGGTACAATATCAAGTTCAAGTTTTTCTTCTAACACAACAGTAAATGTAACTTGGGATAGTGGTTCATTATCTAATGAAGCTATATCAAATGTTTATATAGGTGCTTTATCAAAAACAAATGATTCTATACCAACAGGAATATCTGCTGAAAAAATTGCAAACGGAACTATATCAGATACAGAATTTCAATATTTAAATGGTGTAACATCAGCAATACAAACTCAATTAGATGCAAAAGCAGCAGCTATAACTGGTGGTGCATCAACAATAGCTACATCAGACTTAACTGCATCAAGAGCTTTAGCTTCAAATTCATCAGGCAAAGTTGCGGTATCATCTGTAACAGCAACTGAACTTGGTTATGTTTCAGGTGTTTCTTCCGCAATACAAACACAGTTAGATGCAAAAAATGTAAAAGCAAATAATTTAA